TCTTCCGAGTAGGGGTTCTCCATTACTAACTTCAACCCTTTTCTTATACAAATAATAAATAATTTGTTTACCAAATCGTACATAAGTGATACCTCTTTAAGTAAATTCATATCAAATTCGCATTTTTCTTCCAAAGACCATTTTTTCTGACTTGCCGACTGCCCTCTGAACCACAGCATTATCTGATTTTCAAACCTTATGCAAGGGAAAAACGCAAATATTAAATCATCCGGGCTTATCCTATCGAATAAACTTGGCTCGCCTTGATACCCCCCTCTATCTCTTTGAAAAGGTCGATAACATAGTCTGTTTCGCCAAATTCATTTTGAATATCATAGTCGTAGGCTTCAATTCCATACTTCTTGAAAGCATTCTTGAATGTGCCTGACTGTTCAAATAAACAATGCACTATCATACTGTATCTCCTATAAAATCACTTATATTCATTTGACTGTCCTTTTCAAATACAAGCATTTCATTCTTTGCTATATTAAAATACTTTTCATCAATCTCAATTCCTATGAATTTTCTATTTGCTTGTAAACAAGCAATTCCAGTAGAACCTATCCCCATAAAAGGGTCTAAAACAATCTGATTTTCTAATGATGAATTCTCAATTAATATTTTCATCAGCTCTACTGGCTTTTCGGTATCGTGGAGATTTTTACCATTTGCATCTTTTCTTTTTATATTGGGAATCGACAATATATCGCTTGTGCCACAATTATTTATTTTTACCCCTTTCCCTTTTCTAAAAAAGAGGATATATTCAAATTGCGACATATAAAATTGCCCCATAATTTTATTTCCCTTGTTCCAAATTAAAGACTTAATAAAATGAAATCCGTATTGCTTAATACCATTCTTTTTTTCGTCCTCTGTTCTTAAATTCGTAAAACTGTTAAGCATTTTTATAAGATTAATATGATTAGTCATAACATAACAATGGCTACCATTTTTTAATATACGGTAAAATTCAGATGCATACATATCGCAATCTATATTGTTATAATTAAAAACTTTTCCTTGTTTATTTATCTTCTTTTGAAACATTCCACCACTGTTTCCTGCATTTCCCCTAGATGTTGTTGGGTATGGTGGGTCGGTAACAATTAAATCAATGCTTTCATCAGCTATATTTTTAACAACATTTAAAAAATCATCATTAAAAATTTTTACTTTTTCTTTCATTCTAAATCCACCAAAAGAAAACCTCGGTTTTATGTCGCGACAACCTATTCCTTTCTTTGATTTTTAGTTAGTTATCTTCTTTTCTTTTAAAGTCCTCACAAGACACTGTTTTACTGCAAGCATAAAAATCTGCTCCAAACGGATTTCTTGTTCTCAAATAGCCAAATTTGCAAATGCTGCAAAAGTGACTTCCCTCATTGCTTTTACAATCGTTAGGCTGTTCTTTTGTTATTTCATCAACTTTCATCTGTAATCTTTCATTTTCATTGGAAAGAGTTTCTATTCGGCCCATAAGCCAAGAATAATCTTTACTGCTCAAAATTCTCATTCTAAATCACCCGCTTTCAATAAATCCATAAATTTCTCATACTGTTTCTGTGACACTTTGTTATGCTCTTTTTCTGGCTTTAAGCGGATTATAAGGTGCTTTTCAGCGATAGAAGATAATTCCCTTGCTAACACCTTTTTGCCTTGCTGTATGCCTTGCATATAGCCTTTAGGGGCTTTTCTCTCACCTATTGAACCACTAGCACGATTCTCCCCTTGACCGCCTAAACTGACATTTCTAAGCTGATAGCCTTTATCGGCATATAGCTTGATGTAATACTTCTCCTTTTCGTCAAGCTGACTTTCGGGGAAATTCAGAAATTCAACTCGCCAACCATAAGGGTTTTTCTCTTTGTCATACAGCTTGTGTTTGCGTAAACTAAGGTCTATATGCTGTTCATAACCTACAAGGTGGCTTGCCAATCTGCTAAGTGTATGTACTGCCTGTCCGATATACGCATACTTAAATCCGTTTTCATCTTCTCGGAGCAAGAAGTATATTCCACTTTTATCATTCAGTTTTGGATTCAGCTTTAATAGTCGCTTTTTGTTTTCCTGTTCTATTGCCTTGGCTTTTGCTATGTTTTGGTAATTCAAGAATTGCCACCTGCCTTTACTATCTCTATTGCCTTTTCAAGAAGAATAAGATAATTATTGCTGTTGCCACTTCCATACAGTTTTACAGAAGAGTCTGTTTTCAACTGCTCCGCAACTCTATCAATGTCATAAACTGTCGGCTGATTATCAACAAAATCAAGAATCGCTTTCATCTGGCTTTTGTTATAGTGCTGCTCCTGAAAATTTAAGTTATCTGCGTCAATTAATCTCATTCTTCGTCACTCCAATCTAATCTACAACCACACTTGCTACAGTAATTTGGTGCATTGTTGTTATTCATTATTCCTATATCGTGACTAACTTTGATTGCGTTTCCACATTCACAATGGAATAAAGAAAGAGTATCACTAAGGTTATGGTTAAATATAGGTTTCTTCGGTATCTGCTTTTCTATCGCCGTCCGGCACTCTTCCAAAGTTCCAATCTTGCGATATTGACGCCAATCACTTAATGCTTCAAAATAATTGCTTTTCATATCCTGTAATTCTTCCGGCGTACCGATTTCCCGGTACTGTTGTACTTTTTCAAGTGCCTGTATAGCAACATCAACAGCATCGTGCAATACCTGAGAATGTATTTCACCGCCTATTTTTAAATCAAACTGTATTGCTTCTATTGCTTCATTCTCTGTCATACTCACACCTCTTTAATTAAATGGTAATCCCTCGTCAGCTACGCCATCTGGAATTGACATAAAGCTGTCTGAACTAGCATTACCGCCCATAATTCCATTGTTACTGTTGTTCTGCTGATTAGCGCGGCTTTCACAAAATTCGTGTCTTTCAACAACACAATCGTTAGTGTAGACTTTCTGTCCGTCCTTGTTAGTGTAATTGCCTGTCTGCCATCTGCCCTCAACGATAATCTTAGTTCCCTGGTGCAAATACTTCTCTGCAAACTCTCCGTTCTTGCCAAATGCGATACAGTTAATAAAGTCTGCTGCCTCGCCCTCTTTCTTAAAAGCTCTGTCAACGGCTAATGTGTACCTTGCTACCGCCATACTTCCGTTTACTGTCTGTGAATATCTAATCTCCGGCTCTCTAGTCAGTCTGCCACATAAAATCACACGATTCATCTAAATTTCCTCACTTTCTAATAATTCTGCATTATCAAAAATGTTGCCGATAACTTCTATACCATCTTGATAATCGTAAATATGCTCTTCTTCAAATCTTCCATCTTCAAGCAATACATTAAAGTAAAAACCTGCTTCACTTTCATTCCAACCAATGTATCCGCAGCATTCTTCGGTCAGGCAATTTGCAATATCATTCTCCCAAATCAGCTTGCCATTCTTGTCTTTCAAGCCTGTGCATTGGCAGATTGTAGATTTGTCAACTCTTGGGGCAATATCTGCTGTTAAGCAAGTTCCTGTAGAATAGCTAATTTCAGTAATTATCCTGTACAGCCTGTCCCTATCGTCATATACTAAAGCTCCTTTCACCCATTCTCCGTTATCAATTCTCTTTGCCTTGAATAAGTATCTATCTTCCATATTCTCTCCTATTCTGTTTTTGATTGAAGCCAATCCATACAACTAGCTTCTCCCTCGTATTCTTCGCCGAATGTGTTCTTAAAAGTTATAAGAAAATCTGCTAATTCTTCATCCGACATATTCCTTATCCTGTCGGCATTGGTTGTTGTGAATTTAGATGAAGTAATCTCCATCGTCACGTCCGTAATAAGTCCATCTCCATAACCATCTAGCTTTACGGATTCAATACTGCCGGCAAAATTGCCATTTAGAGATAAATTCAACATTCTTGGTTTTCCTGTAGCACCACCATATCTATTTCCTTCTGTATCAAGAATTTTTATTAAATCATCAACTGTTACATTTTTCACTTCTCAGTTCTCCTTTCTAAAACGGGCACTCATTAGGATTAGCAAGTAGCCATTCCTTGTTACGCTCTGCAACATCTACATTTGCCCCGCAAGCAACTTTTTTCATCTTCTCGATAAAACTATCGCTATCAGCATTTTCACTTGATAAATGGCACATTATGACGTTCTGTAAGCTATCTGAATAATTTGCCTTAACAAAATCACAAGCTGTGTCAATGGATAAGTGACCTCTGAAAACGTGATTAGCTTTGCCTGTATCCCTGTCGATTAAATCCTTGTCATAATTCACACCTAAGAGGATATGATTTATGCCTTTAAACTTCCATTTGACAACCTCGCAATCGGTAATGTAAAGCATTTTCCCCATTTCCTTGTGAGTAATCAGAAAGCCGTATATCGGGCAAGGTTCGCCATTTGCGTCTGTATGTGTCCAATTTCCGTCTATTGTCGTTAAATCAAAAGGCTTTACTGTAAATTCGCCCATATTTATTGGTTTACAACTATCGCCTAAATATGGGGCAAGTATCTGTATTCCCATAGCTTCAAAATCTTCTACTGACTTGCTATGGTCTAGAGGTGGGTGTGACTTATAATCACACCCTTTATCCCCCTTATGATCCAATCTAAGCCCTTTTTAATCTCCTTAATCGGTATTCCACAATCAAGGATAAGTGTTTCTCCACTATTGGAAGTTAATAAATAACAATTTCCGGCTGATGATGAGCCTAAACATTTTAATTTCATACTCACACCTCGATTTCATCATCCTGTGGGAACTGAAAGTACTCTGTTGTAGCTTTCTGAAATTGTTCCTTGCTTAAAATACTCTGTACTTCTTCAAAACGCTTTGAACTGGCTGTGCAATGATAAAACACATTATTTTCATACGCTTTTCTAAGCATTTCCATAGCCTTAATTGCCTTTGCTTCGGTGGAATATTCAGCTAGCATAATGTCGCTAATCAAGTCTTCTACTCCTGATAAATTACGGTTCAAAAAATAAATAGCATTTCTGAACTCCTGAATAACTACCACTTCATATGGAACATCTAATGTTCCGTCCTGTGAAATTACTCTCATACTCAATCCCCCTATTCTGCCTGCATAAATGGCGGTAATGTGCTATCTTCTGCCTGTTCTTCGGTTGCTTCTGCGGCTGTGTCGTCAACTACATCTGCCTTATCTTCTATAAACTCAACAATATTAGCATTTTCGGCAATTTCAGCCTGTGTAACTTGATATACCTCGTCCATTTCAACCTGTGCCTGTCGTGCCATTGGGTCATAGTTCTTAGGATATTTCCTTGTTGCATTGTTACACATTTTTCTCTGTATCATACTCTCTGGGGTATCAAGCCAAGCACCGCTTATAAAAGGTCTTGCAAGCTCACATTCAAGCATTTCATCAACCGTCTTGCACACTCTTAAGGCATTGAGTATCTCGTCTTTCTTAGCCTTAATTTCTGCTTTCTGTTTTGGTGTGGCGTGGTATCTATCCTCACAAATACCAAAAGTCTCATTCATTATGTTTTGCTTAACATGCGCTAACAGATTTACCTTAACACTGTCTCTATCAGCAGAAAGATATGTTACTGTGCCGTCTAATAGCTTAACAGGATATACAACTCTTACCGCTTTATCAGATAATCCGTTTTCTTCCCACTCCGGCTCTGTAACTGTAAGTCCTTTATGTTTAGGCGGTATGTACTTGTCACCCTCTTTAATTACCCAATACGGATATACCTGTTTAACATCTTTTCCGTAGTTGGCGAGCAAAGAGTCATAACCTGTACCCTCGATTCCCATTTCAACCTGTTTCTGCCATATATCCTTGCCTGTCTGTGGGTCAGTTCCCACCTTTACATTTCTTAACTGAAAATAGCACTCTCTTGGATATGCACTAGCATTTAACTTAAGACTTGCACAACGCTTAACAATGCCCCTTAAATTACTTGTATCAAGGTTTCTCATATCAATCTTAGGGTCATTCTTAACAAGATTAAATATGCTTGTCATAGCTTCCATAGCACACTCTTTTGCGTAATCGTCCATATCCATTCCAACAGCCTTATAATCATTGATGATAAGCCCTGTCATTGTATTACTCCACTCACTTAATGATGTAGTAAACGCTTTCTTTTCTACAACTGCTGTATCTGCCATAATTAATCCTCGCTTTCTTCGATTATCTTCAATTTCTTTTCTTCTCTTTCAAGCATTCCTTTTGTCTGTGCAATCTTTGATTCTGCCTGTTTCTTAAATATCTCCTTGGCATACTCAAAATTAGGTTCTGTAAGGAATAAGCAACCAAAATCCAATATCTGCCCTTCTTTATCTTTTCTTACTGTGCTTGAGTAGCTTGGAAAAACTCTATCAACAGACTTGTATGTCTTGGGTTTCTCTTCTGCTTCGCAGACCTGTACTGTAATTCCTGCTTTTCCGTATCTTTCGTCTGTATTCAATTTGTAAAAATAGAGTTTCATATTACCCCTCCATAATCTTTAATTTCTCACTATCATTCACAATCAGCATAATCAACTGACTATCTACCATTTCAGCAACTTTCTTCTGATTGTCCGTACTAAGGCTTTCAGAATCATCTAAAATGATAGGTACTGATATGCCACTAATCTTCTGAATTGAGTTACAAATATCTACTCTGCCTAAAATCCTGTTACCCTTGTTGCTCATAGTTGTTAAAATGCTCTTTCCGTCAACAGTAGGTATGCAACAGCTCTTGTAACCACCAGACTTTGTATAAGTGAACAACTGCCACTTAACTAACCCAAAATGGCTGTTTACCGCTTCTGTCAAAGCTTCATTCTTAGCCTTATCCAGTTCATCAAGTAAATCAAGAATTTTCTCGGCATTAGTCTTATTCTGTTCAGAATCAATCCTTGTCTGCTTTAATTCTTCAAGTCGCTGTTCGTCTGCTGCCGTATCAGACTTTGCAATCTGACTTTCGCATTCTGCTAACTGCTGCCTTAAAGCTGTTTCCTGTGCTTTTAATTCTGCCTTAACTGCTGAAATATCATTAGCCTTGTGTATAGCCTGTTCTTTTTCAGCTATCTTCTGTTCAAGTGCTTTGTATTCTTCGGTGGCTGATACATCAATTTCCTGCGGAAGTTCTGATAACTGCTTTTCAAGGTCTGCTAAATCAACTAAATGCTTCTCTAACTTCTGCTTTCTATCGGTCAGTTCCTGTTCAGCTTCAACTAACAATCCTTTGATTTCATCAAGCATTTTCTTAGCTGTGTTGCCCTTATCGGTAATTCTGTTAAGTTCAGTTTCTTTATGTGCCTTAAAATCTGCCTTTAGTTTCTCTTTCTTTTCCTCTGGATATTCCTGTTTGCAATAAGGGCAAACAAGGCTATTCTCGTCAAATACACGCTCTTTTTCAGCTTTCCATTCGGTTCTGCTATCATCAAGTGTTTTCTGATATTCAGCTATCTTATCCTTATCAAAACTAACAACATCCTCTGCGTTGCTGATTGACTTCCTACTATCCTCAATCACATAACTAAGGTTACTAATCTGTGATTCAAGACCTCTTCTAGCCTTAACATTATCCTCATTAGCCTTGTGTAATAAGTCTCCCTGCTTAAACTTCAAATCAAGAATATCCGAACTAGCCTTGTCATATTCAGCCATCAGCTTGTCATTGTCAGTCTGCTTTGCCACGCAATCAGCAATCTGCTCTTTAAGGCTGTTTTTCTGTAATTCAAGGTCAGATACATCAACAGCCTGTTTAAGCTGTATATCTCTTTCCTTTTCCTTAATCTGTCCGTCAAGAATAGGTAAATCCTTTGTAATCTTGGTCTTGGTAGCCTTATTCATAGCGGATAATTCCTCAACTGTATACTTATTAAGCAAGGGAACTAACTCGGCTAGTTCAGCTTTCTGTGAAGCTATATCAAGGTCTGTAACATCTCCTACAAGCCCGAATAAGTATTCTCTCATTTCTGCCGGTTTCTGATTAAGAAAAGCATTTACATTACTGCACATCTTAAACACATTCATATCAACATCAAGATATGCGTTGAAATCCTTAAGATTCTTTCTCACATCATTAATGTAATATGAGTTATCGTCCTTATAACCTGTCTTATCCTTGTTATAGGTACGGACCTGCACTTTCTTCATAGTTACTTCTTTTCCGTCAACATCAAGTGTAAGTTCAACACTTGTGTCCATATCATCAACTGATTTTCCGTCAATTTCTCGTCTTACAACCGGATTATCCTTTAACTCATAATCACAGTTAAACAAGCACCACAGATAAGCTGTGGCAATAGTTGACTTACCCTTGCCATTCTTAGCCATAATCTTTGTAATGGCATAAAAATCAAACTCTGCGTGTGCGTAACACATAAAGTTTTCAAGAATTACCTTTTTTAAAACTGCTCTTTCCATAAACATACCCTTTCCTTATTTATATATTCATAATGAATACATCATCTTCTATTGAGAAGTTATCAACTGTCTTGTCTGCCAGATAATGCCGCCTGTCAAGTTCATCAAACGTGCCGTCAAAGATAACACCTTGAACTGGATGCCATACTTGACAACGCTTTTCATTGTCTGCTGCCATACTAGCTAATTCCGAAACTGTAATATCACTATTCATCAACATTCTCCTCTTCCTCTATAATCTCAACTCTGCCTACTGATACCTCGTAAGCTACTCTGTTTTCAATTTCATCTTCACTTATCTTCTTTGTATAAGGTCTTGACTGAAACCTGCCTGTCATTTCTATATGTGTTCCTACTGGCAAGTGACCGACAAACTTAGCTGTTCTGCCCCAAAATATGCAAGGTATATAGTCTGACTTGCCATATGCTCTGTTAACAGCTATGAGAACATCTGTTATTTCTCTTCCAAGCGGTGTTACCTTGTAATTAGGTTCTTTGCAGATAAAGCCTCTAAGAACCACATTATTATCAAAAGGCGGTTCTGTATCATCTTCATATATCTCTATAATTTCGGCAAAAATTGCTAATATCAGCTTACTTTTTTCGCCTATATGCTCATTGTAGCTTCTTATTCTTCCTGTAATCATTACGCAAGCACCTGTTTTTAATTCGTTCATATCTACAATTCTTTCAGATATAAGAACAGGAAGTGTATCTACTGCTCCGCTAACCCTGTCAATCGAAATCATCATCTTGAAGAATTTTTCTCCGAAAACTTCGTGATTAAAAGCTGGTTCTTCTGCAACTAACCCAAAAACTGTAATATTGTTATTTCTCTCTTTCATCTTTAGTTCTCCTCTCTCTTTTCTACAAATCCAACAACTTTACCGCCGTCAATAACTGTATACATATCCTTTTTCTCGTACATATCAATGCAATCCTGTACTGTTATTACTTTCTCGTTTACCTGTTTCATATTGTTCTTTCCTTTCTTTTGCTTTAATCTTTAATGTTGTAACTACAATACATATAGTTTCTAGTATCATTCCGACAACAACGCCCAACATAAATCCCTGTATCATAGCTTATATCTCTCTTTCATTATCATAGGCAGTTCGTAGCAGTCGATATAATCGTGAATGTCTGCTATGTGCCTCTTTTTAAGCTCACTCAAACCACACCCGTATTCGTGCTTTAACTGTCCTAAAATATCTTTTACAACTACTCTTCTTAAGAGTTCACAATTCTTATTTCTTCCTAAGAGGTAACTTGTTCTTCTGCCAATGTGTGCCAGGATTTCAAGTTTTTCTACCTCATTAATCTGCTCTCTTTCGCCTTTTTCAGAAATAATAAATATCAATCTGCTAAAACTCCTTTCTAATTAATAAGCTGAAATATCATTGACACAACAAATAATATTGCTGATAACATCCATAAGTATTCAGCTATCTTACTGTCTCTCTTAGCTTTCTTGTATGCCGCAATAGAGACTTCTAACTTATTTCTTTCCGCAATCAGTTCTTCTACTGATATGCTATATTGCGGTGTTGCCTGTATTTCCTTTTCCATAAAACAATCCTCCGCTTAATCATCAGTTCTCTAAGTTTATCTGTGCATTGCAATCTTTTATTAACATCATTGTGTTAGTGCTTGGCATCCAGTTTTTAATATATTCAACTGCCTGTTCATTCTTAAGCCTTGGTGTGTTGGCTCTTGAATTAACATTGAAATAATCCTTGTAATCGTGATTAATTTCTGCAAATACTTTTCTGCTTATTTCCTTGTAAGCGTTACTGTTTTTACCGCCTAAGATTTTTATTACCCTTGCTGATACTAAGTCATTAAGTACTTTCTGCTGTCCGTAATCAATGTTCATTGTATTTTCCAACTTAGACACTCTGTCTGACACATCATCTAACATACCTAGCTGTATTCTCATCATTTCCTGTGGGGATAACTTTTTCTGATAACTGCCTGTCTTTCTGATTGACGGAAGTACCTCATCCATTACCCAACTTTCAAATTTCTCTGCACTAGGTAATTTTGATTTCATAATAAGTCGGTATAAATCACCCTCATTTATGTATGACATCTGCTGAACACCACTAGATGTAGGGGTGTCACGTTTCGTTACCCCCTTACAATGGTCGTTCACAGCCTTTCGTGGATTTATATATCCAAGTGCGGTTGCCACATCTGTTGCTACGAAATATGGTTTTCCGTCAATTTCTGTCATTCGGACTTCTCCGAACTCTTCATTACTAAAAATCTGCAATTCCATAAACGTATCCTTTCTTATCTAACCCATTTTTCAATCGGAATTTTTGTTGCTTCTGCAATCTTCTGTATAGTAGTTAATGTTGGAGAAGACATACTATCTTTCCAACGACCACACGTTCCATTACCAATGCTGCACATTTTCTCAAATGCTGATATTGGTATTTTCCTTTCGTTGCAATATTCGGTAACCTTATCATAAAAATTTTTATTAATATCTATTTCATTCTGCTGTGTCGTAAAAGCTTCATAAGCCTTGTCAATTCTTGCGGCTACCGGACTGTTTTCTAACTCTACAAGTGCTCTTAAAGCTGAAATTTCCAATTCTGCCTTTTCTTTTGCAGATATGTCACTTTTTCTTGTTTTCTCTAAATCCTCAAGTATATAGTTTTTTAATAAATCAATCTGAACTTCATTCATTGTTATTACCTCTCAATCTGTAATTTGTGATATAATCCTCTTATTCTATTGAGAAAAGAGGTGAAAATATGGATAATCATTACTCTGAAACATTTAGTACATACGACACTGTAAACTGTGGTACATATGTATGTATGCAGTGTGGTAACGAAAACGACAACGGAATTGTTTCTATAAAACATCGTGGTGAAACATTACCAGAGTGCGATGAGTGTGGATATACTACATGGGTTAAAATAATGTAGGGTTTTTAAACACTCTTTCTTCCTCTGCGAGTGTTTGGTTCGTAACCGCCAAGTTATCATCAACCAAATGCTCAATGAGGAAAGTTCTTTTTATAACTCTTGTTCCGTTTTCACAAACCTGTGAAATATGCAAATACATCTTCCCATTTTTTTGAAATGGAATAACAAATGTACTCTGTAAAAATTTCCATTTCACAAAATGCTTATTCAAAAATATGCTTACACATTTTTTAATTTTACTCATTCTTACTCCTTTCCAGTAACTTGTGAAGTTACTTTCTTTGCAAAAAAAATCTCCATAGGATTTTCAATATTCAAATTATCAATCATAATCTGAATTTCGTTACTGCCAAAAACGCCCTTGTGCATTCGTAAATAGAAAGTCTTGGGTGTTACACCTATCATTTGTGCAACTTCTGTCTGCGTTTTTCCGTTTTCAGCAATAATCCCACGAAGCTTATTTGTATCAACCATCTTCTCATCTCCTTTCCAACTTCGTAACTTTTGAAGTTACTCTTATTATACACCGCAAAAGTAACTTGTCAAGTTATTTTTTTCTTGACTTGTAACTTTTTTGTGCTATAATCAAGTTACCGATAGGAAAGGAGGAAACACTAATGATTAAAACTGTTGGAGATAGGATTAAGGAACAAAGAGAGCTTAACAATATGTCACAAGTAGAGTTGGCTAAAAAGATGGGCGTTTCTAAACAGACATTATATAAGTATGAAAACAATGCCGTAACAAACATACCAAGTGATAAAATTCAGATTGCTGCACAGATTCTTGATATTTCTCCATCATATTTAATGGGATGGGAAGATAATTTATCTACTGATAATGCTGATATTATTCCCGACTTAATGTCAGATAAAAAAATGTTGGATAGTGTTAAGAAGTTAATGAAACTTAATAAAGAACATCAACAAACTATATTTGACAATATAGCCTATTGGTATGAGAAAGAGGGGCATTAAATGCCCCATTTCTTTTTGAATGATATAATTAATTCATATAAAAACTTTAAAAATCTTTTATTATTACAGTTATTGACTGTTTCTATTATTATTCGCCTGTATTCCTCATTACTCATAAACCTGCACTCCCCTCTCTTGCCCTTGCACGTTTGATAGCGATACGATTATTATAGAACACACGTTCTATTGTGTCAAGTGTAGCGGCGATATTGCCAACGCCAATCAAACAATATCGCCTGCCAGAACTTGAAAATGTTTAAGGGTCTTTTCTCAAAGACAAGTTTATTATACATTTATCGTTAGTATATTTCAAATACTTTCGGTCGTGTTATTTCGACTTTATTCGACAACTAACTGGAACTTATCGATTGCATTACCCATAACGCCTGCATATCCGTCCATTCCGTTTGATGTTTCATCATCTATCTGCTCTGGATAGAAGTTGCGGTTGTTAAATACAGATACCATATACTTAGCATACTTCCAAGGCTCGCCCTCTGGTGTATAGTAGATAATTTCTACGGCATCTATCGGTGTTTTCTGGTCACCCGCAAAGCCATTGCTGAAATCATTATAATTGAAATCTGTAACATAAGGAAGCCAATCACCATTAAGTGTATGAACTCTGTACTTAACTGAACCTCTGCTAACCTTGATAATAAGTGCTGTGATAGCTTTATTGTCGCCTGCACCAGCCCAATCTTCTCTATCTTCTACTTCACCCCACCATCTATCGGTATAAGCGGCGTATGTAGCATATACGTGTTCATCTGTGCTATCCTCTGTGTTATCTTCTGTATTATCTTCTTCATTATGAAAGCCATAGAATTCTGATAAGTCGCAAACTCCGTCTACTCCGTCAACAACGCCGCTTGATGTGTACTGCCAACCTGCAAGGTAATGGTCAATGTTAGGTGTCTTGTCTGTGTTAACATCATCATTTAACTGCATTTCATCATAGCCTAAGTAGTAACGTGCTATCCAGAACGGACAATCTAAGTCGCTAGGGTCTGTATAGGGCTTGATGTAACTACCATAGAATGATAAGCCAGTATATACGCCAAAGTCATATCCTGCACCCTCAATAACCTCTTTGTAAGCCTTGATAATATCAATAAGCTCTGAACCTAAGTTTCGCATACAAGTATCTTCAACGTCCATCCAAACTGTTACCTTACGTCCGTCAAGTACCTCTAATACTCTTTTAGCCGCTGCGATAGCTTCTTCTACTGTTGGCGTGTAAACATAATTGTATACACCGCAGATATGCACGCCTGCTAACTGACAGCCTTTCCAGTTGTTTTCAAACTGCTTATCTGGGTCAAAATCACGTCTGATAACCTTAAGAATAGCGTGAGTAAGTCCTGCCGCCTTAACTCTGTTCCAGTCAACTACACCATTCCACGCTGAAAAATCTCCACATTTAATCATAATTAAAATACCTCACTTTCTACTGTTCCTGTTACATCTGAACCAACTGTGCTATCTTCTGTGCTGTATGTTGCCTTGTATGTGTTTTTAACACCATCAAGAAAGCTCTTAAGCTCGCTGTCTAGTGCTATATCATTTGCCAAGTATGCCGCAAAGTCATTGAAGCTAGCTGACATACTAACTGTGCCGCTTTCGCTGATTGTAGCTGACAGATAAGCTACCTGTTTAAGTGCCCCGTCTGAGTTTTGAACGGATAATGTTCCGTTCTTCTGAATTGATGAGTTGATGTCTAACATTGTGTTTTACCTCCTAATTCGCATTAAAAAGGACACCCGAAGATGTCCTTAATTGCTTAATTGCTTTTCCAATTTTTTAATACGCATATTCTGCGATTGTACAGTCGCAACTATATCCGCTATTAATTCATCATAGCGTAATGCGTATCTTGCTGTTAGCTCTTTAGTTGTATTTCCGTTTTCGTCTGAGACTTGTGTTTCGTAGTTATCATTATTAATCTTTTTATCGATAAATAATCCCCAGTCATCTTTCATAGTTTCTTTAACCTGCTGTGCAATAAATCCGTGATGGTAGCGATTAGAAGTACCGTTAATCATTTTAAATTCGCAAGGTTTTAAATTGTAGATGAATTCAGAAGACTCTTCTGAATTCAATAAATGAACATCTTTTTTTACGTTCTCGTCTGAATCAGAAGCGATTGTTCCATAAATTGACCCGAAACATCGCAAATCATATCCTATGTATGTACTTCCATATACTGACAGTTCACAGTTCTCGTAGTGTCTGTCCTCTGTATTTGTAATTCTGACATTTTGTGTGTCTTTTCCTGAATTTGGATTATAGCAATATACTGTAAGTGTCGTTGGTTTTTTAATATTGTCTTGGTAACCGCCATTCATCGAAATATTGGGCGAAAAAAACTCTAATGATTTGTTTAAATCGTCGTTTATTCTTATAATGAATTCGTATTCCGTATTTTCTGTTTTATTCTTAGTGCAATTTATTCCGACAACATCTCCATAATCTGCATTGAGCACTAAAGCTCTTCTTACTTCATTATTGCTAGTATAGTATCTTGTTGTAGTTATCGAACCTACATAATTTTCGTAATCGTCGACCCAAGAATAGAATTTAATGTAATTTTGGTCTATCGACATTCCTTTAATTCCATTATTTTGATATGTCGACAATATACCATTATCAATTGAGAAATTGCCAATTTGACCTTTAGAAGCATACATATATCCATCCGCACGAACGTACCAATTACCATAATATGCCCCATCTCTTTCTTCTTGGCAAGAGAATGTCCAAGCTTCGGAATTAGCGGGTGCCTGTATATAAGTTCTATATTTGCCGTAATCTTTATAGATAGAAGACTTGCTGATGTCCCAGCCTCCAATCGTGCCAGACGAAAAATAGCCGCTTCCTGTAATTTGTGCGTTAGTTGCATATAGTTTACCAGTTTGACTTATATAAAAATTAGGACTTTTGCTGTATCCCTCATCTTCAGTTCCGTGAAAAACCGAAAAAACATATGGTGTAATATCACCAGGTATTTGTAATGCAATTCTGAATAAGTCATTATTCTGCTTAAATATTGTACTTATTGAATCTTTAGACACTTTCCAGCCGCCAACGTTTCCGCCGTTGGCAATCAGATTGCTACAAGTTATAGTTCCGTCTGCTGTAATGCTGGCGTTCGTGCTGTTTAATGTAAACCTGTTGCCACTTAAATTAAGCCCACCCCTTGCAGTAATATTTATTGTATCTGCAATAGCTTCGATAGCACTCTTAAGCTCGCCTGTTTTAGGGTCTTTTTTGATATATAAATCAAGGCTTGTTTTAGTTGCATAACTTTCTAAATCGCTTGACTTAGCGTAAGTTCCACTAAGTGCCAAACTAATACTTGAACCATTATCATTAATTTCCTGCGTAATTTTGTTAATCATAGTAGTTGTTGTACTATAATTATCTGTCAGATTTTTCTTTGTCTGTGTTAATTCTGTTGATATGCTATTAAGATTAATCTTAAGACTAGCGTTCTGATTAAGCATATAGGCTAATTGTGTGTTAGATACCTCTTTCCAACCCCAATTACCTTTACCATCTTTAGCCCAACGCCAAGTTTTATGAGCTGTTTCGTTGTATGCTATTGCCCCGTGATATTTTGCGTATTCATCATTGCTATAAGTCCAAGTAAGATTATCGCTTGGAAACAAATCATCTGACGGATAAATAGGTATGAACCAATCAATAGCTGGGTAATTATCTTTGTTAGGTGTTTCTGTAACTGTATACACCATAAAATTATCGTTCGTTTGTTGGTATAAGTCGGATAACGTGATTTCGTAGCTATCTAGTTTCTGATTAACAGTAGAAAACTTAGTCTTAATGCTTTCGTTGTCAACATTTTCAGTCCACCACAACTTGTTAGTGATAAAATCACTAGCAACTTTCATCATACCGCCCCATTGAGTATAATCTTTGCCAGCACCACTTGTTATAGCTTGCATAATGACATTAAGTGTCTGCCCCTCGTTGTCCAGATAAATTTTATTGCTCTTAAGTGTATGGGTGTTATCGTTATTGATAACATTAAATAGTGTTTCAATATTCAGCTTGCTTGCATTGATATTAGCATTATCTTGAACAACATCATCACGAACAACTTTCCTCGTAACACCTTTTTCAGTAAGTCCTAAGGCATCAAACATAAGATTGCCAGCTTTATCCCAGACATACATATTGTAGTCCGAATTAGCGTCTTTACCTATTTGAACTCTTGCAACCTTGTTATCATCTTTTATCTGTATCGTATTGTCAGCTATATCAAGATTTCCGCTTTCGCTTAGAATTTCAACAAGGTTTGTATAAATCTTCCCACTTGTAATCTTATCTGCGGCTATACTATCAATCATAGCAGATTTTATCTGTGCATCGCCAATAACACTTACAACTGCATTAGCGAATTCTGTTGTTAAGCTTTTACCTGTCGCTGAACCAAACATTAAGGTCTTAATATCTGCTACATCAGCATTTAACACGCCTATCTGTGCATAATCTGCTTGCAACTTAGCGATATTAGCTTCATTAATCGTAGCTTTATTTGCCGTCAAATTAACAATATCTGCTGTGACAGCTTCAATCTTATTGGCTTTTAGTTGGTCGATATATGCTTGATGTGCCTTTAAATTCTCAATATTGGCATTAGTCATATAAGCATTTTCAATAACTGCCTTGTTGATTAAGACTAAATCAGCGTAGTATCGTTCCATTTGCTTTGTTATCGGACCACTAGCAATATTGCTGTTTTCTGTGTCAGATTGTCCGATAGATGTAACTGTGTCCATTAAACCACCGTCACATTCGTGCGTAATCTGCATTATAGGTACTTTGTAATCAACGCCGCCCTTATTAACAGTTATAATGTCGCCTACCTCTAATCGCCAATCACCTAAAAACTTAACTGTAAGCGGTCTAAACTGAAAGCCGCCTATCTTGTTATAAATCTCATTTAAGTTAGCTTGTGTCATAAATGGATTAGCAAAGCTAAGTCCTGTTGTTCCGTCGCCGGCAGTTATCTCACTTGTTTTGCTATCACCAGACTTTGTATTGTTACAAGTCAGCTTTCTTATCGTAAAATCTTTGCTAGTGGTAAAAGTAACCCCTTGCTGATAGTATTGATGTCCGTCAAGCACATAACCGCTATCTTTGTACCACTTTATTTCAAGGTTTCCGTCAGAATTAATAGCCGCATTTCCACCTTGTAGCATAGCCATATAACCAATCATTTCACGCATTGTATAACCTTGTGGCTTATCTGTAATTGTATGTGTGTTTGTTATGCTAGTTGCTAACTGTATGCCTAACTTTGTACAGATTTCTTCTAAAATAGCCTTATCCGTACTAGGATAAGTTAATTTAGTAAAATAACCTTTTTCAGCTTTGTACATCTTGTCATAAGCTGTGTACTTAGTGTATTCGCCATTGCTTTCTTCTTTAATTACAGTAAATATGCCTATCTGTACATACTCAATGCCGCTATCGCCCTTAACGCCCTCAAAAATAGTTATATCCTTATTTTCAAGCGTGATTTCTGGATTATAAATAGAAAAGGTAACACTACTACTGCAAGTGTTACCTATGGAAATGCTATTGTTCGGATTGATTATGTTGCTGTACTTAAACTCATTAAGTGTCTGATTGTATTCTTTTCCGTCAACTAAATATTTGCTGTAATATCTTGCATACAGCAAATTGAAATCCGCACCCCAATTAATATTTTTCATTTATTGGATTGCTCCTTTCTGCTGATTAATCGTTAATCATAAAGCTAAGTGCGATAATGTTAGCTGGCTCAATGGCTTCACAACTATCAAATGCGCTTATATCAACTTTTGTGTATTCAGATACTTCTATTTCCTGTTCTCCTAGTTCTTCAAGTTCTGATTTTATCTTATCGTTGTTATCTTTATTTTCCTCGCGTATCTTTTCTATCGTTTCCACGACTGCCTTAAAGTGTGGCTCTAACATCTTAATGTTAGACATAATGGCAACTGCTAATCTGCCACCCATTTTAAGCTGTGCCACGCTTGCAAGTGCTTCATAATGTGCTAAAACTTCATTTCCTGTTATTTTCATAGTTAATCTCCTTATTTCTGAATTAAACTTAATTTTGCTCCGACTATTAATCCGTCCTCATTCTTTGCTCTTGTGAGATACGGATATGACACATCTCCTGTGTATATTGTCATTTCCTTTTGCTGACCGCCTAAAAATAGGACTTGTGCTGTTGGAAATGGGTTATCTATGTCGCTTACCACATTATCAAGTATTAGTGCCTGTTCACCTGTTAATGGTGGTAATTGAAGCTCTACTTTGTCTTTAATAGCTACGATTGTGCCTACCATTTCGCCATAGTCGTTCCTGCCTGTGTTTTTAGACCATATCTTATTTCTACTGTATGTGTAGCCGTTATATGCTACCGGGAATGTTACTCCCTCGATAATTACAGCACTTATCATTCAATCACCTCTTTTCTATATATTTACTCAATTCAGTCCAGACAGACTTAATCATATCGAAGATGGAATTAAGAATAATAACGATATGATAAGCAAGCTAAACAGCAATTCTGATGCTGTATACGAAGCGATAATGAACGTAAGGCAACAAATTACAGTACCAAATCCTACAGGGAAAATTGAAAATGCAATTGAAAATTGCAAAACAATTTGTGCAAATATTGAACCTTTGAGACCAGCCTGTGTTCTTGCCATTAATTCTGGCTACGCAATGTATCTCGGATACACCTATCAAAAAACAAACAACCCTAACTATGCAAGATTTTTGTTCATTAACATTGCTTCAAACACAGTGGTATCAATTTGGTGCAATAACTATGAGTGGCAGCTTAAATATCTTAATAGTTAGAATCACACTAATGTAAGCTCAATAATTGAAGTTTTTAAGAATTCGTAAAAACAAAATTCTACAGTTGCTGTAGGAAGTAAATTTTCCACAAAAAAATCTCTATCGCCATCCTGCCCATAAGTGTATTTAATGCTATTTGATTGCAATATTTGGGTAATGCGGTATCGTGCTGAACTTCCAGCACCATAACCTTGAACAGAAGCATTTGATGCCGCTGCCCCTGACGAACCTTGTACATATATAATTCCAGCAAATGCGTATTGACCAGCAATGTTAGTTTTAATGTAAACTCTTAATTTTCGCCCTGCAGGAATCATTATTTTATACACATTGTATAAATCGTTGTTCAGTTCACTTATCATATCGTTATTATTCTTAATTCCGTCTTCCATATGGTTAAGTCTGTCTGGGCTTATTGGAGTACCGCCGCTAGTGCCAGCTTTCCACGCTTGCTTTATGTATTGTATAAAATTCATAGTAAAACCTCACTTTCCAAGCACACAAAAAGGACACCTCACAATTAAGTGAAATGTCCTTGTCATTTTGCTATTTATTTGTTATTATTGACGTGAGCAACTTATATGTACTCATATGTGCTAATCAGAACAGGTCTACCCAATTTGTTCTGATTTTTTATAGCTGTAAATTTCTTACAGCTATTGAATTTTCTTTCTGTTTGAGCTATTATATCTCACAAGAGAACTTATGCAACATTATTGAATAATTGCAGTATAAATTCTCTTCCAAGTTGGGTAATTCGTCTATGATAGATTACTTTACCGCTGTCAAGAATTTCTTGTTTAATTTCCTCATATCCCATACTGCTGTATGGTGAGTAAAGAACCCAAGTTCCATTGACATTGTACTGAATTTTTCTATCAGCAAGCAACTTGTTAAGTTGAATAGCAGAATTTAAGTTCAGCTCTTTAGCAATCTCCGTCATTGTATATGTTTTATTGACGTGTGTTAAGATAGTGTTCTTTCTTTCTGCTTCAACTCTTGCTTGCCTTTCTTTTTTTAACTTTGTTAATAATTCTATTCCAAAGTCTGGATTATTCAGTATTTCATCAATAACATTATCGGTAGCATATATTCCATTCTTGCGAATTGACGGAATAATCTCATCAGCTACTAATGCTTGAAATTTCTCTGCTGTTTCATTTTTGGCTTTCATTGCTAGGCGGTAGAAGATGTTTTCTGGGATAAAATCATCTTTCGCAACTTCCTGCGAAAATCCTATTTCTAACAAATATTGTCTAACTGTATTCCATCTAACATATGTTGTTCCCTTACTATTGTCAACAAATCCTAATCCTCTGGCAACGTTTTCCAATCTTAAATAAGCAACGCCATTCTGCTCATAGCAGTCTACGCCGCAAATATTCTTAGTGTTCATTGGTGCCTTAATCTCATTGTGAGTGTCATCTTTTGTAGTTGGATTATTATAACTCATTATTTTACCTCCTACAAATTTATCATTTGCTCAAAACAGAACTTATTGCGTAGTGGGAGTATATGCCCACAATGCCTCACGCAATAATATTATGCCACTTCCTTTGTAGACTTGTCCTGTCCCTTTAAATCAAAATTATTAACATTGTCCTGAATAGTTTCTAACTGCTGTAAAACTCCTATGAGAACATATCCTATTCTTTCGTTTTCCATATTTGCTAAAACTTCTGTTACTGTTGCGTGTGCAATTTCTGACGCTATGTCAATATTTGTTACGATTTCTACATTACTCATTTGTTTTTCCTCCGAAAATATTCTTGAATTTTCCGAAAGAAACTGATATGATAGATTTATCAATTCCTTTCGGATTGGTGGTTTGAGTAGCAACTAAAAGTTTTGACCGACTTGTGGCTACTCTTTTTTGTTGTCTTTAAGTTCTTTTTCTACTAACCCTATGCCTTTCATAATGGTATCAGTTCTTGTTAATTTCAATTCATCAGCACATTTCTGAATACGATTAGCTTCATCTTTTGTTATTCTGATATTAAGATTAACATTTCTAGGGTTTTCCTTATGTGGTCTTCCTGCTGGACTAATAATAATCACTCCTTTCAATTATTGCCCTTGCAATATTTATGTTATTATAATAACTGCCCTTGCAATAATTGTCAAGCACTTTTTAATAAAAAATGGAACGCACCGAAAAGATACGCTCCATTAAAATCATGTATTACCAAAAAATCAGCCCACATCTGTTACACACAAACCTATGTTGTGAATAAGTTCCGCCCTGTTGCTTAATCTTCTCTTTCTTATTAACCAGCGTAAACGGTCTAAACGGATTCAAATTAACGGTATATCTTGTCTTAGTTTTCTGTGGTACAGTTGTTGTAATCTGTGTGTGAGAGCAGTCCCAACTGCTACATCTTGGACAATATACTTCAACTAAGCCGTTTTCTGTCGCTCTGTACACTCCTTTAAAGTTAGGATTTAGTGGGCGTTGAATTTGTGGTTGCTGTTTTTTCTTTATTCCTAATACTTCCAGCATTTTATATAAGCCTTTTTTTAACATATACATTCCCCCTTATCTTTAGTACTTTAAATATATTCTTTTATTATTTATTTGTCAATTAATAAGGGAATGCTGCTTGCCCTGTCATATTAGTGTAGTTATTAGCTCTATCCTGTACCATTGTAAACAATTTATCAGCGTCACCTTGTAGTGTTATATTAACGTTGTTGTTGGCTTCTGACATAGCCGCCACAACTGCATTGTAAACCGCTGGATAAACTGCATTAGCAATACCTGTTGTGATTTCCTGCTGATTGGCTACTGCTGTTCTTCCGTCCATAGTACCAACCATTTCGGGTGCTACTTCATTAGCAACGAATAACTGTCCTTTGTTTGGAAAGCCGCCATTTGCATACCAATCAACACTTATCTTGGGCACTTGAGGTGGCACAAGACTAAATTCGCCATCAATATCGAAATGTGGCGTTTTTATATGTGGAAAGCTAAGTCCTAAGTTGTCCCACCAATCTTTGAAATTATACCACATATCTCTTACTTTATAAAAAAAGTTCTCAACGGCTACTGAAATTTCACTAAGGGATGGTTTGCTATCCCACCAATTAACTACATTATTCCACTTATCTTGTATGCCTACTCTTATTCCATCTGCCATATCACGCCATCTATCTGCCGTAAAGTAAGGCGCTACGTGATTATTCCACCAATTGTAAATTCCGGTTGTGCTCCACCAAGAAGAAAAATCAGACCATTTATCTTGTAGACTTGACTTGAAATTATCACCCAAGTTGTTCCATTTATCTTTAGCAAACCAAGGCGTAACATCATTATTCCACCAATTTACGATTGCTGTATTATTCCACCAATCTGTAATTTCATTCCATTTTTCTTGTGCAGCTATTTTTATATTTTCTATGCCATCTTTTGCTTTTTTTACATATTTACTATCATCTATGCTTGCTGAAAATTCCGTAATAAATTTAAGTGTAAGAATTCCGCCCGGAATAACCAAAGAAGCCAAAATTCCTGCAATTCCCCATTTGTCGTATATCTCCTGGTAAGCACCCCATATTAATTTTATTGCTGATACTCCTAAGTCAATTGCTAGGTCCAAAATTTTTACAGTTATTTTCCCTAAGTCTATACCTTCAATAAACTTTATTATATTTCTTCCTAATTGTTCCCAATCAACAGAACTAACAAATCCATCTGCAAAATCCAAAACATTGCAAACAGCTTCTGTAATTGTTTCTCCTGTTTTTTCCCAAGGAAAAGCATTTATCCCTTTGTTTATTTGTTTGCCTGCGTAAGTACCTATTCCGTACCAGTCACCCTTTTTTATGGCTTTCTCTATCTTATCAGCCCAAGCGACTGCCGAATTTTCCATATTAGCAAATGCCTTATTCCACGCCGCTTCATATTCTGCCGCCGCCTTAGCAATATCGTCTGTCAAATCAATAGTGCTACCGCCGCCGCCACCGCTTGAACCCTTGCTTGAGCTTGTATCGTCCTGCAATTTATTAATTTCATCAAATCCCATAAGGGATAATGTAGCTTTCTTAGCTGAATCAGCTACATCTTGGTAACCATCTGAAATATCTTCTAAGCCGTCTGATGTATCTTTGTAGCCACTTTGCCCGAAGCTTTCAAAGTCAATCTTAACGCCCATTAAAGAAGCAAGATTGACTAATAATCTTTTGATTACAATAGTTACTCCGTTTACTACTGGCATAACCTTTGAAAGAATTGGGATAAATAGCTGTCCTGCTACCATTCCTACCTCTTTCATATTGTTACTGAACTGGCGTAACATATTACTTGGGGAGTTGATTGTCAAATTTGTTATCGTATAGGCTCTTTATCCTATACTTCTTATAGTTTCCTATAAGTTCAGAGTACATTATCACCCACGTTTTTACGTTTGGTTTGGTGGTAGCCACTTCCACCTCATACTGCCCTATATGCAGTAGTGTCGGACACTCTTGGGAATATTATATTTATTCAATTCCTACTCGTTACGATACTCAATAACCTGTTCGTAATCTATTGAGTTATCTCGGTATTAGCATAGTTGAAAACTTTAGCCTTCACCGATTTTGCCCGATTGCCATAAGATATTTCTATTCTTATGCAACACTTGGAAGATAAGCTATGTCATTAACTTTCTTCCGTCTATTAGCTAAATCGCCCCAAGATACTTTACTTTGGTCTAATATTGCTAACACTCTTAACTGCTGTTTTTCCATCTGTGTCATTTCTGATACAGACTTAGAAATGCCTAAGTTATAAGCATATGTCGCTAATGTAGCATTGGTAATATCAATACCATACTTGTACAATGCCCTCGATTGTCCGATTAAACCGCTTTGTAAGTTCTGTGCTACTGTTGAATAGTCCACATTGAAAAGTGAGCTTATATCGCCCGCAAGCATTGTCATTGACTTTGTTATAGCCGTTGTTGCTTCGCCTGTCTGTCCTAACGAATTAGTAACAGAAGCTAACTGTGAAGCATACTGTGTTATCTCTTGTATGTTAAGTCCTAAGTTCTTTACTCCGCTTTCTTCAAGCAAGCCACCTTGAACATTAACTTTTAAACCAGACAGCTTTCCGAGAGTATCGTTTACTCTGCTTTGGAAGCTCTCTGCATATGCTGTTGCGTTATCATATCCGTACTTTTCGTAATCTTTATCCCACTCTGAACCAATCTTGCCAAACGCTACCGCTTGATAGTTGAATGCTTCAATGTAATCTGTTGTTGACTTAATTGCTTCTATAAGTTTCTTACTGCCACGAATTACCATAAAATAAGTGGCATAAAACTTACCTATCGCACTTGCTAAGTTCCAACTGCTTCTAGTTGCTGTCCTAGCACTTGTAGACACGCCATACAGTGACTTTTGAAGTGAGTTTGAAGAAGTACCCACCTTGCTACCTTGACTAGCAAGATTAGCCAATGCGTTAGTCATTTGAATAACGTTCTGACTTACTGTTGGTGCTCTTGATAGCGTTGTCATTAAGCCATTTAAAGCATTACCTAGCTTTGGAATGTTTACAACGGCATTTTCAATACTTTTACTGCCTAGCTTACCAAGTGACTTTGCAAATTCTGTGACCTGTGTTGCATTTTGCGGAATAGCTGATATGCTTGCAACTGCCTTTGTGACAGCTTGAAGTGATGTAGCTGTGTTAGTTAGTGCAACTGAATCAACAGAACCTATCTTTGTGATATTCTTGGCGAGCCTTGTAAAATCTGCTGTTCCTGCGTTCATATTCTGCATAGCAGAGCCTAACTGACTAACACCATTTGCAAGACCGCTTAGTGATGAACCATTCACAGTTGCAAGTGATGTTGATAGCCTTGTAAGCTGATTTATCAGTTTATCAACAGAATTGATAGCTTTAGTGGCAGTACCGGTAATTTTGACTTCTAAACTGTCTAATTCCACGCTTTATACCTCCGGCTTATTTAGGGTGTGTTAAATCCCAGTTTGCTTTTCGTATTTTCATATTCAAAACAAATTCTTCTCTCTTTCTTTGTATTTCATCTTTGCTGTTCTCTTTTTTGTTAATATCTCTATAAATAGGCTTGTCTGGGTATTCAAGCTCGCCTTTACCCCAAGCACCGCTTCTAACACCTATCTTGATTGCTGGGAGTATGTAGTTGCCTACTGCAAGCCATATATCTGAATCCATTCGTTGTCTTTCAAGTTTCTTACCCTCTACAACCGCCCATAGCTTTTTGGGTGTCATTTTAAGGAAGTCTGAATAACTAACGCCTAGTGAACTGGCTAAAACAAAGTATTCTTCCCAGATTATTTTGTGGAAGTCTGCTTTTTCTTGTGGTCTTGTGGTACTACTGTCGGCTTCTTCTGTTCCTGTGTTGCTTCTTCCACATTGTTCGCCATTTCCTCTAACATCGCTGTTATTCCGCTCAACTCGAAAAAACCATCATCTTCCATCGCTTTCTTGATTTCTTCAAACAATGTTCTATATCCATAACTCTTATCTGTCTTTCTCTTCTCTGTAACATATGCTCTAGTGAGTTCCTTTGCTTCATCCATAGTTACTGGGTTATTGTCAATACAGCCTGCATAAATGGCTAAAATGCAAATCTCTGGCACATCTGCTGTCATATTTGCCAATCCATCAAAGGAAGCCTGTGCAACACTCTTATCTGTCTGTGCAAGTAAGTAAGAACCATTAACGACAGAAAACATTTTCTGCACTATCTCTTTACACTCTGCTGCTCCAAAAGAAAACTCAACTTTGTATTCATTTCCGTTTACATTAATATTCATCATAATTTTTACCCTTTCCCACCCTATCGTCCATATAGGGAAAGGTGCGGATTTTACACCGCACCTGCCTTTTAAATTAATTATTCTGTTACATCATCAAGATATGATGTGTAGTCGGCTGTTTTGGCGTTTTCTACGCTATCCGACACAGCCTTTTTTGATTTAGTCGAATAGCTCATTATTCCCCCGATGTTGGGGTTACTGCTGTATCTGTTCCTACCATATCCTCAATAATAAGGTTGATAGCCATTGTAAGAAGTGAATTTTGCTCCTTGCCCGTAATTGGTAACTTTGAAGGCGGCTGTGCAACAAAGAACTCCGCATCTGATATACCCGGAGTAATCTCTTGAAACCACATTCTCTTTCCATCAGTTAAAGCCTTATATTCTGTAATAAGGTCTTTCCACTCTTTGATTGTAGCTTCCGTCTTATTAACTGTTACCGCAACTGTATCTGTAACTGTATCTCTACCTGCAATGTTTCTTGTCTGTAAATCTTCAAGTGCTGATGCATCTATAGCCTCTGGGGTTACTGTAATCTCATCAATAGAATTGATTCTATGAAGAAGTTTAAACGCTGTTGGTTTAGTACCTGCTGTAGTTTCAACACCATAACTAAACGTGATTCCCAGTGCGCTTAATCCTGCTACTGTATCTGCCATATCTTCTTACCTCCTAAAAATTTGCAAAAAAATAAGAGCATTCCTGCTCTTTGTTACATTAATCTGTCATTTGCTGCTATCATTCTTCTAAATCTAGCGGTACTCTTATGTACTTTATTACTAATTGAGAACTCTGGCATTGCATTGCCCTGAAATCTCATTATCTTGAATGTATCTGCAATTACTGTCATAACCTTGCGGCAGTCGGATTTGCTTGTGTTAGTGGTAACATCTACTTGAAATGTTGCTAACAATGCGTTAATTGTCTGTCCGTCAAGCGTTTGTCCTTGTTCTACTGCTGGCAGTAAATGAATGTATACTGTTGGGAATACTGCTTGACCGCTGTTTTCTCCCTCATTGGTTATGACTATCTTTGGATATGTTTTTTTAAGCTGTGTTAGGGTTTTAGCCTTGACAAGTGCTGTGACTGTATTTTCAAGGTCTATCGCCCAATCGTTTGCATTTGCCATTAGCTAAACACCTCTCTTGCTATGTAAAGATTATCGCTTCTTGCAAAATGAAAAAGTCGCTTTTCAGCGACCTTTCTTAAATAACTCTTCATATGTTCTTGCCCCTTTTCTATATCTATGAATTATGGTTTTTCTTGATGTGCCTGTTATTTTTTCCCATTCTGTCAAATTGTGTTCTTCTTCACCAACCCTAATAATTATCTGTTGGGGCTTATTTATTATTTTTGTATTCTGAATTAATTCGTCAACAGTACATAAACCTTTTAAATATCTTTGATATCTACTTCTCAATGTAGTCATTGATATTTCATATTCTTTATGTAAATCAAGTAATGTTTTTTCTTCTCCGTTTATAACTATCTTTCTTGTACATCTTTTGTTATAATTTTGAACATCTTTATCAGCCCATCTGCAATTAGATGGCTCATAATTGCCATTCACATCTATTCTGTCAAGGGATTGTTCAGCTTTAGTCTTTTTATTATCGTACCCATTTTTGTAAGCCCAATTAATAAAATTTTCTACATTTTTTAACCATTCATCACATACTTTTATTCCTCTGCCACCATATAATGAATATGAATCACAGTTTGGGTTATAACATCTGTATTTCATACCATAATAAATGCTGTACAACTTTTCGTGTGAGTATCCGTGATTATGATAGCCTTTCTCCGCGCTTATACAACCGCAAGATTTTGTGTGTCCATTTTCGAGAGAGTCTTTTCTTGTAATAATAAAATTCCCACAATCACATTTGCATTTCCAGTATGCGTGGTGCTTATCATTTGGATTTTTCACTTTTTCAACAGCTATTAATCTGCCATACCTTTTCCCTGTTAAATCAATCGCTTTTCCCATAATATCACCTTTAATTAAATTTTATAATTTAATTATAAACCAATATATTATAATTATCAAGCGTTTTATTAAACTTTACAATTTAATTTTATTATGATAATATATTAAAAATAATATAAAGGAGTTGATTTTATGTTAAAAGACGAATTAAAAGGTCTTATTGTATCTCAAGGTTTTACTATGTCACAAGTAAATGCTGAATTAAATCGTAGGCACGGAACACATCTTTCTTTTCAAAATTTTAGTAATCGCTTTCGCAAAGAAAGTTTTACTTATAATGAAGTTATAGAAATTCTTGATATAATAGGTTATAGAGCAGAATGGGTTAAAATTAACTAAATACTCTCCTTGCTACCTCAACATATTTCTGTATGATTTCCATATCAGCCTTATAAACAGGCATTTGTGCTTCTACGCCGTGTGTAAGAACTAAGGTTCCGTCATCGTCATAGTAACCCCACACTTTTTGTATGCCGTGATGTTCGCCGTATGAGCCTATAACCATACCATTAACAACACCTTTGTCGTGTGGACTACTTCCAGCCGCTCCATTGTAGAATACACCAGCTCCGAACTCTATAAACATAAGTTCTTTGCCCTCTACAATTAATTTTGCTTCGGCATATTCTCCAACAGATTTTATCTCAACATAACTGTGATGGCTTGTATCTGAACCGCTACGAACACCTTTCTCATCATATGTATAACTAGCTTTTGCCATATTTTCATCTATAACAGGTATTCCAACTTCTGCAAGCTCTTTGACAAGCTGTGAAGTTTTTTTGATAAGCCAGTTCTTATACTGTTGTAGCTGTCTGATAGCTTCATTTACGGACTTTTCAGACAATGATATATTAATTGTATGTCTTGCCATAAACATTCTCCTTAACTGCTTGCAAAACAGCTTGTCTTATGCTTTCATTTATTGGCTCTTGCATAGATGGGATTGTCTTTCCTTTAAAGATAGAACCAACTAGCTGTTCATTTCTCTGATACTTCGTATTTACCACCTACTTTACAACTGCTTTAAGCATATACTTAGTTGAATATAATGCTGGCTTAATGCCTACAATTGTGAAATCCGCTGATGTTTCATCAACAAGACTGTCAGATGTGTATGTAGGCTTGCTATTAAGCCATATAAGGTCGCCTTTTTGAATAGGTAATGTATCCCTATCTGTCAGCAAAATAGCGTCAAAATCAGCCGTATCAAAGCCGTATTCTTTGCTTTGTGCTTCTCCGCCGCTGAATGATATGTTGGCTTTGAAATCGACCGGCTCTGAAAAGCCCGTTTTCTCTTCAAGAACTTTAGGTATCTTATTTCCCTCATCATCAAGATAAGGAATGAAGTTACCCTCTGTATCGGTATATCCCTCATAAAGGATATTGCCGTCATCGTCTCTTTCGTAGATAATTACTGTCTGTCCTTGAAGTGAATACTTCATAGCCTGCTTATTAATGTCAAGCATTGTTCTTTACCTGCTTATAAATCTGATTAACACCTGTGCTTGATAATCCGGACACAATTCCTACTGCGATTGCATTAAGAATATCATTTGCCGGAAAGTCAGGTATTACATACATACCTATAATGCCTAAGATACCGCCTGCAACGCCTACGATTATAGGAATGTAATTATCCTTAATGTGTGGGATTGCTTTGGCTCCTAAGCCTATCAGATATGTAATTACAACGATTGCTACAACTGTTGTTACCGATGTTATATCCATTTTAATCTTTACCTCCATTCTTTAAGTGAATTTCCTGTATTTCGTTATACATCTTAGTTACCATCCCATTGCCTCCTAATGCGTGATATGCGTTATACATCTCAACAAAATTGTCATAGGCATAAGATGGTATTTCACCTATTTTCATATACTTATCGTGATATTCGATAAGTTGTACTCGCAAAAGCAACATTGTGCCTTTGCTATTGGCGTCTTTGTCTTTTTTCTGTTGCTTCAGAAGCCAAACTATATAGCCAAGTAATATCGGTAATACTACGGTATAAGTTTGTAATAAAAATTCTTTCATTTTATATCTCCTGCAAAATTAATAGGCACACCGCCCACCACCCTTAATGTGTGCCGCCTGCTACCATATTGCCGACATCAGCAAAATGGTAACGCACAATCTTCTTTAATATTCTGTAATGCCCTATAGGCGTTATAATACTTTGGCAAATGGAAATACCCCGACAAATAAGCTGTCTCTATCTCTCCAAGTTCTGTTGACACCATTCTCGTTATAGCTTGCCATAAATGCTTCACCAGCTTGTGAATGGTCGTAGACAGCCAGATTAACAATAACACTCTCAAATTTCTTCAAGTCCTCGGTTATCATTTCATCTGTGTAGCTGTCGGGATAACACCTTTTTGCCTTTACATCTTCTGTAGCCTGTTTAATAAGCTGTTCGATTACTGGATTATCTTCTTTGTTATCGAACACTACCACATCAGATGCCGTATTATCATCATTTGTGACTGTATCAATATGAAATTGTTTAAGTCTGATTTTGACTTGCTCTAATGTGGTGTATTCCATAATTTCAGCTCCTATAATCCTAATTTCTCAATTAACAATTCTTTAAGTTCTGCTCCCGTAAGCTCCATTGCGTTCTCAATACCTTGTTCTAAGGCAAGTGTCTGTAAGTCCGCTGTTGGCATGCGCTTAATAGCTGTCTTTGTGTAATCGCTTGTAGGTTGAGCAGGAAACTTGTCCTGCTCTTCCTCATACTTAAGCTCATCTCCATAAACAGCTTCCTGTCTTACATTATCTGCTGTTACTTCTTCGCTCTGCTTTGCGGCGTTGATTTTATGTCGTCTTAATAACATATAAACACCTCTTACTTTCCGAACTTAGCAAGAACAACCTTTGAATCGTTGCTTAAGACTGCTGTATAGTGTTCATCGCCAGAGATAACAGTTGTCTTTGCAAGGATATCTCTGTCCGATTCAATCTCAACGCTTCTCTTCATATAGATTGTAAGTGCGTTCTCTTCCTCTGACACGCCATCTGCACCTGTGTCCTCGTTAGGGTCTTCTGCTGACACGATAACAATCGGACAAGCGTAGAACTCTGTTGTAACAGCCTTTAACTTGCTACCTACCTTGATTTCCTTGTCCTTTGGCTTAAGCGTATGTGCAAGTGCTGTGTCAAGATGAACATTAGTTGCATCCTCGCTTGTTGTATCAGCTACAACATTGATTGTTCCTGTTGAATCATCAAGTTCATACTTAACCAGCTTTACTTTCTTAGACTTAACAACCTGTGCTCCTGCGATAGAACCGATAGTGCCATTCATAATTACGTTAAGTGGGTACTTGTCATTGCTCTTGAAATCAGCGTCATTAAGTAATGTGGCTTCCTGTGCCGGATTGATGAATAATATCTTTGTAAGTGATGAATCTGATTCATCATCAAACTTGCTATTAGCCGCTACAACTGCTGAATAGCTGATAGGTGCTGCTGTTCCATCGTGATCAATAGGTGCTGTGCAAAGTGCGTCATAGCTGTCATTATCAACCTTTGCAGCGATTGACATAGCAATCTGATTGATAGCTGTACCAAGTGGGTCGCCATAACCAGATAACACTGATTCGTCTGTAAGTTCTACTGCCTTACCTGCTTTCTTAACCTTTGCTTCTGTTGTAGATGTTGTAAGTACTGTTGTACCCATAGCAACACCTTCTGCTACATCCTGTGCATCACCTATATAAGCGTATTTTGGGACAACAATAGTGCTTCCCGGTCTGCCTACAAGTGTTGTATCAACTCTTGCAATAGGCGAAAACTTAATCTTCTTTGGTAACTTAGCTGATACCATATCAGCCATTACCTGTGGGTCTACTAAATTTGCTAACTTAGTCTGTGGCATAGTTTGTTTACCTCCGTTTTCTACTCTGTGAACTTCTTATAAAGTTCTGGATTCTTATTTTTGAACTCCACTCTTTCGTGGTAATTCATCTTGTTAAACTGTTCCTGTGTTATCGTGCTTTCTTCTCCACCGCCCGCATTAATAGCTGGTCTTGATTTAAGCCACTCTGCCTTAGCTTCTTTAACCTGTCTTTGCACTTCATTAGCAATTACAGTTGCTATAAGGCTATGATCTGCGTCTGCAACTGCCTCAATCAAAGAATCAATATCCTTTCCATCACCTATAACTTTCTGATAAGCATTGACAGCTTTCATATGATTAAGCTCTTTACTCATGTTCTCGAACTTTTCGGCCTGCAACTTTTCAGCTTCCGCCTTTGCTTCCGCTTCCTGTTCTTCTGCTGTCTGCTTCGAGCGAAGTTCTTTCTTGTACTTAGCTGCTTCTGAACTGGCTTTATCAGAAGCATTCTTATACTTCTCTTTTTCAGCTCTTTCACTAGCAAGCTGTGCCATAAGTTCTTCTACGCTAGGTGTCTGTTCTTCATTCTGTGGCTCATTGTTAGTTGTTGGTTCTGTTGTTGTGTTAGTTACATCTGCCATAATTTCTTTACCTCTGCTTTCTGCGTTTTTTGTTGTTCTCTCAACTTCTTGCGATATTTGTATTGCCCTTTCTCTAGGGCATATAAAAAGCCACAAGGCATTTCTACCCTGTGGCTCAATATCAATTTATTTATCTGTTCTGCTCTTATCTATAACCGGACTATTTTCTGTCTGGTCTGATAAGTCTTGCATTGTGCGGTCTTTATTAGGTGGCTGTTCTCCATCTCCACCCTCCGCTTGGTTCTGTGTGCCTTTGTTAATTATGCTGTCTTGATATGCCTTAACCATTTCTCCGCTTCTCGCTACAACATCGTTAGGGTCATCAAAGAATGGAATTGCATCAACTGTATCTTTAAGACTAAATCCGTGGCTTATCAATGTCGCCATAGCGTTAACCTTAGTTGACATTTCATAAGTTTTTTGCCGCTTAATGTTAGGTTTTACATCTCTTGCCCTTAATTTAAGTAATGGGTTGCTGCTGTTAACATTGTTTGACAACTTAATAGCCGCAAGAACAACTTTTATCTCTTCCATTTTGCAGCCATCTGTAATTAATTGCTGTTTTGCCGCCGCTGTTTCAGCCTGTGACCAACCTGTTGCGTCTGACATTGCAACTCCTGTACTACCACCACTGTTATCATTTCGTTGTGGTACATTGCATTTCTGTAAGATTATCTGCCGCCTTGATTGGATATTGCTAAGCATACCCGTGTAATCGTAATTAATTGCAAGTGGCTCAACTATTGGAGTTTTGCCATCTGCTGATGTGTAGGTCTGCATCCATTCTCCAGATTTTGGCTTTCTTACTTTTTCAGTGATGTGTGGTGCTCCATCTTTATCAACTGTTGTTTCCTGCTCAACCGGGAAATCGACATCATTTGTGTGCCATACCGCCTGCGTATTTTGTTCAACATCATTTGTAAAATCTGAAATGAGTAGGTTTAAGTTATCCATTTCAGATATTTGCCGTTCAAAACAGCCCATTCTATCAAATGACCTTGTATATTCAATAATAGGAATTTTATGTAATGGATTCTCTTCCCCACTTCTCTCTAAAAATCCCCATTTCGTTTTTCCTTTATTTTTTCCGTTAGTAATTTTTATTCCGTCGGTAATTTCATATCTCGTATCTTTGGTAAAACAAGTGTAATATCTTGTGCCGCTATGTTTGTCTTTGATATAAGTACCTGCAAGAATAACCCTCTTATCACTATAAGCTGTTGACCTTACAACAAATGTTGTTCTTGGGTCTAATATGTCATATGTGAAATAGCTTTCTCCGTCCTCGTATTCTGTATTTATATCAATATAAACATATCCGATTCCGCCGATTTCAACATACCTAGCAAGTTCCTGCTGCTTTTGCCTTGCGTTCTGTGATTCATAGCAGCTGTTTAATTCTGCTATAGCTTCTGTGAGATTAGAATCCTCATTATCGCCGTTTTGAACTAGCGTTATAGGATTTCCCCACTTAAATCCTAAATTAAACTCTGTGACCTCGTTAGCCACATTATCACAGCACTCACAATCAATGTCTGGTCTGTAAGTTTTGGCATTCTTCCTAACTATTGGCTGTATTCCTGCGTCATAATCAAGAAGAAACTGTATTCTGTTGGAATTAATATCATGTTCCAAAATTGCTTCACGCAAAATTGGTATTATATTGTCAGGTGTTATTTCTTTTGCACCTGTATAAATAGCAATTCTTCCTGTCTGCATTATCTACACCTCTAATAAAATGTCATACCGCTTGAACTTCTGCTTTGTGGTATTTCCTTAATTTGAAAATCATCATCATCGTTAGGCACATACCATATCCATTTACGGCAGTGTTTGCACGCCAGCTTATGTGTTCTTGGGTCTTTGCTGTCTGCCTTAGTCAAAAACTTATGGCAGTTCGGACACATAATTGACTTGTCTTTGTTTGTATAAAAAATCATATTGTTACCTCGTTACATAGTAAAAGCACCGCCATAATTAAATGACGATGCTTTTCGATAAGGATTATACATGTTTATGAAATTTGCTTTGCTCATTGTAATAATACATAATTTTTTCGTCACAATCGTAACATCTTTTATTTTTTTTCAATAAATCTTTGAAAAGCCATTTTTACGCTACTTTCTGTGTTGCCACCTATGATATGTGCTATCTGAATCCAAGTCTTATTTTCTAAAAATCTAAGATTGATTATTCTTCTCATTCTACTATCGTCAACGCTTGCAATAAATTCTTCAACCTCATTGGTTTTTTCCAACAAATCATCTTCAAGCAACTGCAATGTGGCTTTTCTGGCATAAAGGAGCGTTTTCTTTCTGCTGTACTCTGGAAAGGGTATGCCTTCAATCTTGAAATGCTGTTTACCACCATCGCCGCCGCTAACAGAATCTATAACCATTTCTCCAGCTTCAATTTTACTTATATCTTTTTCAAGTCGTTCTATCTTTAGTCTTACTTCTTTTACTTCTTCCTGTAAGTCGCAATACTGTGATAAAACTTCCTTTGTTACCATAAATTCCCTCCTGTTATATTGGACTTGACATAATTACTGTCTTTTTTACTCTATTTCCTCTTTTCATTCTTAATGCAAAATTTGAAAAAACATCCGGTACATCATCGTGCAAATTTTTACCAGATACTGAATATTTCAACAACCAACTCATCATCTCTGCGTAATCGCTCTTGGGTTCATATAGGCTTCTATCTTTAAACACAATATGTTGCAATACCCAACTAGAACATTGAAATATTCTTGCTTCTTTGTTTGTTTCAGTTGCAGTGTCTGATATATTGCATAACCAGCCTTTTTCTTCTACTCGTTTTCTGACTTCATTTGCAACTCTATCTCCGCCTTGATTAGCTTCAAAATCGCAATCTTGTATTTCGTTATCGACAATTAAATTTGCTGAATTTTCATATTGTTTTTCGTAATCTGCCGAATTGTTGCATATAGTATCAGTGCAGTAATACGTTCCCTCATATCCTTCAAATTCAACCAGGCAAGGAAACACATAAAAATCAGTACCAGAGGATTTCGTGTCACATTGTCCAGTAATTCTTTTAATTCGTGTTTTAGGAAGTTCTTTGTATCTCATTATTTTGTTTTCTGGATAAAGCAATCCCTCACGTTCTATTGGATCTTGCTTATAAAGACATCTATAAGATATATCATCCATTGTCAGTGCTTGATCATTAAAAAATTCCACCGACATTCCATTATATTCATAGTCAAAATTGCTTTTCCCTGTTTTAGGGTCAATATCTGGAATCGAAATAATTTTTAGTTTTGGGTCGTTTCCATAAAGCTCAATAATATGTCCAATAATGTCTTTTGTACTCCATCTGGTCATTATAATTATTTCTTTTACTTGTTCGTTTAGCTTTCTTTGTTTTAAATCGACTCCATAAATTCTCCATATTTTTTCAAGAATTATTGGATTAAGTGCTTCTTCAATAGAGCCTATAAGGTCATCACAATATAAATAACGGTTAGTTCTAACCTTACCTGCGTTCTTAGCTCCTATTGATGAACATTGAATACTTGAAAATGCTTTGTATTTGCCGAAATTAGCTTCTTGTGCCTGTGCATTTGTGCTTTGTAATGGTAAATTAGGGAAAATAACATTCCATTTATATTCTTTATCATCTGTTGTTATGTCAAGCACTCCTTTATAAAACTTTCCTGTAATTTCGTTGCTGTGAGAAAAGAAAAGGCTGTAATCTTTAGGGTGCTTGCCAATTATCCAAGAGCAAAAAAATTTTTCCAGTGTAGTTTTTTGCGTTCCTGGTGGCATAGAAATACATAATCTATTATATTTGTCGTCTTCCAAATCTTGCATAGCTTGAATAAGCCCGTATTTATTAAGCTGTTTCATTTTTGGCTGATAAAATCTTTCACTCTCTTCTCTGTCTTTTTCAAGATAAAGCAAATAGCTGTGAAATAAGTGCGGAGCTTCAAGTAATAAGGTATCAAAATATCTATTAACTAAATCATTGTCTATATTGTTGTTGAATGTATATTTTTCAAGTTCAAAAATATCTATGCCTATATCACGCATACAAGCCTTTTCTATGAGTTCTTTTGCCCTAGCCGTACATTTTAACATTGTGTCAATTTCGCCCTCATTCTTGGCAAGCTGGCACACGTTGTAGTAGGTTTCTATGATATTTTCATCTATTCCATTTTGGGATATGTATTTTTCGCATTCATCTATCAGTTGATTCAATTCAGCATTCAAGAAAAGCACCTCCACTTTTAAAAAGCAAAGGTGCTTATAGACCTCTGCCTATAATTGTTTTAGGGTAGCGCCACAAACCATTTATGTGGCGGTATTTCGCTTTATTTTACTATTATCATATCTTTTATCATTTGAACTGTATTATTTACTGCTTTTTTTAGAATATTATCGTCAATTTCTAAATCTCTTACTTCTCCGCTCCTAGCCATTCCTGCGCAGACGCAATCGCTAATCATTTCAAGTACATCTATCAGGTTTACATCGCTTGGGCAGTTCGATAATAAGTGATGTCTTTCGGCTTTGATATGTAGCTGATACCATTCGTCATTCACAAAGTCCGTTCCATTGTTTATTGTAGATAAAAAGCTATCATAGAACATTTTTTCCTGTGATTTTTTGGTACAATCGTGATTTCTTCCTCTTTCTTCTATTGTTTTTGACAGTTCATACATAACAGCTTCTACATCTTCAATGTGCATATCGTTTGCCTCTTGGAACTTCTCAAAAGTAACATCTTTAGGTGCTGTTCTTGTATCTCCGTTTGGATTCTTTTTAATTTCTATCATAGTCATTCATCCTTTCCACTATTTAGGGTAGCGACTAACTCCATTTGTTAGCCGGTAAAATTTTTATTAAAATGTTGGCATTGCTTCATTGCAAACCGGATGCAATTTGTTTATAAGTGCATTATAATCATCAATTACATACCTTACCGGGATCGTATATGCTTTAATGCCATATTTATTTGCTGTTTCCATTTCAATGCAACAGCCGTTCCAATCATAGCTTTCACATATTCCAATAAATACATCAGCCTGTGCCAGCTTCTTAAGGCTTTCTCCTAAATACCATACAGCTTCTTTGCTGTCTTTAGGTGGGTTATCCTCAATGTAGCTGTCGATAAGCTCTAACTCTTCGCCCTCGTATATTTCAGCAATCTTTTTCATCTTCTGAATACTTGCTTTGATTTCTTCCTCTGTTCTGCCTTTCATCGGCACACTTACAAATAATTTTTTCATTTCTTTCTGTCTCCTTTTATATTTTATTAACTTTTATTTTCATTGGTAGCGACTACAATCAATCTGTAGCAGGTAAAATCACTTAATCAATATCCGCAATGCTTTCTACGAAGCAGTTATAATAGATATATCTCTTGCCATTGAAGTCAAACTTGACATATCCACCATCGTTTGTATCAATATCAATCTTGCCTTTATATGTTGCAAGTTCTTTACCATCTGCCGTATATACAGTAATTGTTCTCTGCATACCACCATTGATATTACTCTTAAAATCAGTTACACTTCTTTCCCATTGTGCGGTACATCCTGTCATTCCTAAACACAATGTCAGTCCTAATACAACTGCTAAAATTTTCTTCTTCATATGATTTATTCTCCTTTAAATTTGACGCTATTACTTTTCATTGTACTTAATAATTCTTCTAATGTTCTTCTTCCAATATCTTTCCAACGAATGATGTCATCAGGTGTGTAATTACTCATATCTTCAATGGTTTCAATTCCGTGCTTGTGTAAAATTGAGTATAATCTAACCGAAATATTCATCTCTGATATTTTCATAATCTCACTCCTAAATCCTTGCAACTATGTGTTCTTTTGAAAATTCTTTTTTATCTTCATTGTAGATAGCCGAACCGTTTTTATCAGTCTTATTCTTATCAAATTCACAAGAAACTTTTATACCATCCTTGTTACTGCATTCTGCGTGATAATCAATGACGCATATTTTCTTCTGCCATTTTCCATTGGCATAAATCTTTGTGTAACCGCCAGCTCTTGTTTTAATGATTATTTTACTTCTTGATTTCTTCATTTCTCATAAACCTCTTAAAATCTTTCCTGCACTTAGGGCATAAATCATATTTGTGCTCGTTTCTCCATATAGCCATTGGGAGTGTTTGTTTTGCTAAATCCTCTGCCGTGTATGTAGTTTTCTCGCGTAAAGGCTCTAATTCTTCTGTTTTAAAATGAGCGTATTTCTCATTGTAAAATGTCATTTCTTTCCCGCACCTGTCACAAGTGTGCCATTCTTTTTGATGTTTCATAGTAATCCCCCTTTGCAAAATTGGCAAACTCTTCGGTTATTCTTTAAAAAGCACTTCTTTCACCAAAAAAGTAAGTTGTATCTTTTTCATTCCAGACTCATCGTCTGTAATGTCATCTACACTATATATACTATCAACTGGGTTACCATCAAAGAAAACTTTGACATATCCTTTTGAAATATCCAACAATGCTTCTTTAATCATCTTCCACCAACTTTCTAAGCACCATATATAAACCTGTTTCCAAAATGGGAATCATTTATTGCTTTTTCTAATTCGTCTTTGTACCTAAATGGACTTAAAGGGCTTTTTATTTCTTCCCTCAAAACCGGCATTGCCGCGTCTATCAAAATACCTTGTGTAGCACTTGCAAGATTTTGTGGTGGCAAATCCGCTAAAGCGCATAACTCCATTCTTTTATGGTCACATTTTTCAGATTTGGGGCAACTTTTACATTTTTCTGCTAATTTACTTAAAGGTTCTGCCATTATTACACCAACTTTCTATATTTCTGATATATCCTTTATTTCTCCGTTTGGCAGTTTTACCTTAACTTCGTCTGCTAGTAATGTTATTTGAATTTCTTTTGCTGTATCTTTTCGATAAATATTGGATATATTATCAATGCTTACTACTCCCCTTACCATTTTGCCATCAAGTGATAATGTGATAATTCCCTTACTGGAGTAGTCAAGTAATGCTTCTTTAACTATCATTTCGCAAAGTTTGCACATATCACTTCTTCCCCCATAAATTATCCGGTAATTCCTCGCCGCCATAAATCTTGTTAGCATATTTCTTAAATGTCGGTACGCTACAGCCTGCTACTTTTGCTGCTTTTACTTGTGAAGCCTGCCCCGATATGTATAAGTTAATTGCTTCATAAAACTTATCTTTGTTTAGTGGATGTACGCCCATAGCCATAATAATCACTCCTTACTTTGATTTTTAACTTGATGATTATATTTTCTTACATCACTACGCATTTTAGATGGCATATTCTTATAACCTGTATTTTGAAGTTCTGCTTTGAAAGCGTTAAAATCATCATCATTTTTAACAAATATATTGACATATTTATCAATCTGCGGTCTTGTCATAAGCACACCATTTTCAGTAAATACCTTTTTGATGTAGTTTGTATAATAACAATATCCTTTGACTTTTTCGTGGTATAATCTCCAAAAATAATCAGCATTTTCTTTTGTTTCAAACTTTGCCCTAATTTCATTGTTAGAAATGTGATTGTAACAATATCTGCATAATGTAATTAAATTGCTCTCTCTATCATCACCGCACATTGAAGCTGTTCTTATATGTGACATTACCAACGCCCTGTATTCTCTGCCACTCTTTCCGCAATATCTGCAAGTATAATTATCTCTTTCAAAAATCTTAGCCTGTAAATCTTTATATGAACTCATAATGAATACCTCCTACCATTCTTTACTTTCGCACCAACTGCTCTTACAAGTGTGGTTCATAATGTTAATCAAAACCTTTTCAGAAGAAAAGTGAACTAAGCTGTAATCACATTGTGCTGAAAACTTTGTGTTGAAATATTCATCAACTAGCATCTTGTAGTCTGTATTATCGTCCATATCACTTATAGCCGCATAATAGGTGTCTGTATATCCGTCACGCTCTATGTCGGTTTCTTTTGTTAAATTATCTACTACTCTTGATAAAACCTTATCTGTTAATGGGTAGTGATATTCTCCAGTACATTCTCCGTGTTTATCTAAAAAGTATTTAAAGAATGCTTCTGTATTTTCTTTGAGTGCTTCATCGTTAGTCCAGTCATAAGCTATCTTACCAGCTCTACTTATCATTCTTTCCTCGGCAACTTCCCAATCACTTTGAGAGTATTCGCTTATCGGCTTAAACTCTTTCGCTTTTTTATCTTTGGGTAAAAAAGAATTACACTGTTCTCTGTTAAGAGAATTACTTTTAGTATTTAATTCATTAGTATTTTGTATATTAATATTTAATTCATCAGTACTTAATTCATTAGTATTTAATTGTCCGTGGTTTTCTACCTGTTGACATTCAACCCCTAGATTTTCTGTATCTTGTTTTTCTATTTTCTGTTTATATGGTTCTTCGTAAACCTCGTAAGTGTACTTTATTCTTCCACCGTTGCTTTTTGTCGGGTTCTCTTTAGTAACCATAACATAATTATTATCTCTTAACTCATTTAAAGCCGATTTAACGGCTGTTTCATTCTCTTTACTTATTGCAACTAACCCAGCTATTGAATAATCCCAATTATCAGGCAATGAAAGCATTACAGACAATAATCCCTTCGCTTTCAGACTTAAACTCTTATCCCTTAAATGAGTATTGCTCATAACTGTGTAATTTTTTGTTTTATGCACTCTAATTGTTGCCATAATCGAATACCTCCGCTTGATATTATTTATGTATGCCTGTGATACACACTCCGCTTGATTGATAAAACAACAAACAGGCACAGCGGAAGTGCTTTTCGGTAGCTAACCTAGTTTGTTGTAATCGGATAGACAGGACTTGAACCTGCATAACTGGTTTCTGAAAATACATTGTTGCTGATTACAGACGACTCCTGCCTATCACTTGGCAATGTTATTACCAGTTATCTTCTTTGATTGCTTACCCATTTGCATACTATCCGTTGTACAGTTTCTTGTGTTGGAAAGTATTTATGGCACTTCATTACGCTATCTGCCATCCTGTTCGCAAATCAACCAACACAAGCATTTTAATTATTCAGCAGGGAATACTGCAACGCCTGCTTATTCGGGAGCTACCCGACCGATTGATGTGGTGTGGATTTGAACCACACATAAACAAGCACTCCTGTCCTTTCAAGCCCCTAGCAATCAGGTATTCCCCTGTGGTTATGCTATGGCGGATTCGAACCACTAGCTCATTCTATCTGCTATTAGCGTTTACCCATTCCGCCACACATCAACTTACTCACACCTCTTAACCTAGGATAAGTCTGCAAACAACATTACGCACGCAGACCCAAGAAGTGCTTTCAAAACGCCGATATCGTGAATCGAACACGAACAACATTTCTGTTGGATAGCTTAGCAAGCTACTAGAATACCTTTATCCCATATCGGCAAAGTGGAGAAGATAGGAATTGAACCTACAATGTTTACCGCAAGGGAACAGATTTACAGTCAGCTGCAACACCGCCAATCGTTGCCGCTTCTCCATATCGTTTTAAAAGACTAGCATTGTGAAAATGTTTCGATTAAGGTGGATAGTTGATACTGAAAAACAATGCTAGTCTTAATAGCAGTATAGGCTATGACACCTATAACAGGTCGTGGCAAAGCTTGGATGTCATTCTACCCGTGCAGTTGGGCTCAAAGAAAGTAGCTTCGCTCGCTGTCTATCCATACAGATAACTGCTGCGCTATAGGTATAACTTAATTTTATTTGCGTATTTATATACGCAAAACCTCACGGACTATCTGACAGCCCTTAACAGCTCTCGCTATGAGGTGAAAGGAGGACTTAATGCTAGTAAACCAATAAGTCCTGTAAAGGCACAAGTGTAATTAAACACTTGAACTACCCCTATCAGAATCGAACTGATGATGTAAGAATCAAAATCTTATGCCTTGACCGCTTGGCTAAGGGGCAATATGCTATTCTTTTGTTTCAAAGAGTACTGCATTTTTATTTGCTGTTTCAAGCTCTGTGAAGTTATCCTTGCCTTTTACAACATTTGGATTGCCATTACAGGCATTACAAGGCTTTTCACAATATAACTTATGTCTATGTTTGCACTGGTAACAGTGCTTATCCTGATTACCCATTATTTATCACCTGCCTGTCTGTGATTAGCTCTGTAAGAATCAAAGCCATTCGGATAACGTGCTATAAGCTTATCTATGTTTGTCTGCATTACATCATCAAGACTGAATCCGCAAGCTTCGCAAATCATAGCAACGTACCACATTACATCGCCGCACTCTTTCTTGAGGTGCTCTAAGTCTATGCCTTTTTCGTGGAATATACCCTTTTTAACAAGGTCTGATACTTCTCCAGCTTCACCAGTTAAGCCTAAGACACCATTAAGAAGTCCTGCTATGTCATTTATGTTGCTACACTTAGCATTGCTTTCTGCTAGAGGGCTAAGCGAAAACTTACCAGTCAATTCAGTACTTAATCTATGATGAGCCATTTTATCGTTAGTACGCATTGCCAATTTTTGGTATTCATTGCCCTGCATTTATAACTCCTAACTCTTTTTTATTTTTTAAAATTTTTTGGAATTTATTCAGCCGACTAGCTGATTCTCTGATGTGTTTATTGAATATCTTGTGATTAATTAATATGTGTCTATTATACACCTAATTAGCTTAAATGTATAGATGTTAATTGGATTATTTTTAATTAAATATATAAGTGATTTATTAGCATTAATTATATGATTAATAGTTAGGTGCTGTTTATATATAATTATATAATATGTGTATTATGTGGGTAATAATAATATAAATATATATTAATATATAAAGCCTTTTTCTTATCGTGGAAAAATGAGTGACTTAGTTGGGGCGTGTTCCGAGGACAAATAAACCCCCTCCGCCCTTGTCCGTGTAATTGTGTCTATTTTACGCCATATTCTCAAACAATTAACACAATTAACACCATATCCATACTATAACGCCGATAAACCTTAATTTATCAGCGTTATATAAATACTTATTACTCACAAACCCAGTATTTAAGCGGTTTGCAAGCTGTTTAAATTGTGTCTGAATTGTTTACAGCGTTTATCTGCTGCTCATCAGTTAATTGTGTATTGTTTTGGCTCAATTGTTGGCGTATTTCTGCGGCTGTTAGAGCTGTTTTGCTAGAGCTTTCCCTGCTCACGCCTGGAAGATTCCAAGCAAAGTGTCGGTTGAGTATTGCAAGAATGCCGACAGGGTTTTTGTTGCCGGTTGCGAGCTTGTTCGATAGACTTTCTTCACGAAAAATACGCAGTTTTTGCACGATATCGAAGCCTTTTGTATTTAGTTTTCTCTCATCTGCTCCCCAGTCCATTAATGTATCATAATTAATACCTGTTAATAAACTATATCCCATTATACTACATTCTTTATCATATACAGAACATAAATAATAATATATATATAATATATACTCTAATTTATCTAAATCATACATATAAAAATTACTATCCATTATGCAGTTAGTGTTATTTTTATTAATATTCTTATTTAGCTTTAATATACTTTTATCACTAAAAACGTATTTATTTATATACATCAGAGCGGCATTCCATCTGCTCTGCGGTTCTTTGGTCATGTCTTCGATGTTGTGCTCTTGACAAA